TCACCAGAAATCCTGTCTTTGATGAGCCGATACCGACCCAGCTTATTCATAATCTTGTGGAACATTTTAAACCTCGATATTAGACCAGACCTTTAGTTTTTCACGTTTGGCTTTTCGAGCAGCATTAACGCTACTATCCGAGATTATACACTTTTCCACCATAATGTCAACCATGGCCAGGAGGTCACCCACTTCTTCCTCTAGGCATTGTTTATTACTTTTGTTTGTCTGTGGATTCTTTGAATCGAAACCAAAACGGAAGATTTTTGAAATTGCTTGTGTCACTTCTGCACACTCTTCCTGTGCAATGCAGAAAACTTCTTTGATCTGTTTATCCATTGAGATGCTCATTTAGTAGGGTGGGTGAAGTTTGAGCACCAGCATTGATGAAGTCTTCAGCAATATTCTCGGCTTGTTGTTCGTTGTATGCATTAGTTTTCTGTACGATTCGATTATCGATGTACATTGAAACTTCCCATAGAGATCGGTTCTCATCGATATTGGTTGAAGTCTTTTTATTGACGACAGCCTTCTTGTTGCCATTATAATATTCGGAATTCATTTTATGCCCTTTTAAATAATAAGATTGATGAAACGGTTAAGAATCACTCGGTTGCCAACTCGGTTGCCCGTATACTTGTTGAAAGCAGATACGATACCACGTGTCGTTGCATTTTCTTTGACAACAAGTTCATTGTCTTCATCGGTGTCCATAGACTCCGAACGCAAGATATAGTAGTCATCAAAACCTGCACTTGTCACAACACAATACCTATCTTTCTTTGCCTTTTCTCTTTCAATAGACTTAGTTATAGGAATAAAGTGATCAACTTTCTGACGATAGTCTTTGCCGTGAGCAATATAGAAACCAATCACATTAGATTTAGTTCTTGCCTTCAACAATTTAATAAGAGCTGAAGTTTGACCATTGTGATAAGAATCCGCTTGATATTCTTCTTGATTTTTGGTTTTCGTATCACGAATTACAACCTTATTAACTTTTTTCGTTCTACTGCTCGAAAGAGAATAACGAACATCTCCAGTGTGATAAGGTTTATCGTCGAGTAGATACTGTGACAAAGAGTGTCCATCACCGTCAGTCAGAAAAACGGTGTTAACAATCTGCAACTTGTATTTTTTCTGGAAGTAAGGAATGATTTCCATAGCAGCAATAATTGTTTCGTTCAACGGAGTACCCGACAAGGCCATCCAGTGAGGAGTACGGGGAATTCCACGATAAGATGATAATCCACCCATATACATTAGAGCAGCGCCAGCATAAGTAAAATCTTTGGCCGACATTCGACTAGACAACAAATTGATTAGACCAAAATCATTGATCACAAAATCATTTTTCTTTGATTTGAATGTTGATGAATTTTCTGTAATGGTGCTCTCAACAAAAGAATACACTTCAAAAGGAATATTCACCTTCTTACAAAACATTACAAGATTAAGTAGTTGTTTGATTGTATTTGCAAGGTGACGAGCCATCGAACCAGACCAGTCAACAAACATGATCAATCCATGTGATTTACCACCAGGCACCACAGTAATTTTCTTGAAGATATCTTCATTGAATTGATATGAGAACACCTGTTTCATATTCAAGTCACCGGTTTTCGCTGTCGTAGCACGTTTCAATTGATCTGCATTCTTACGCATTTCAAATTCTTTGACAAGATAGGAAACAACTTTGTTCGAATCTCTACGGAACGAATCGAATTCTTTTTTGGCGACACCATATCCTTCTTCTTCATATCGTTTGTACACATCTTTATAATCAAAGATGTTATTCTCGACTTTGAAATCTGGAATATTCACATAACGAATTTCGGTGTCATCATTAGCGAACAACTGATATTCGTTTTTACGATAGGCATCATCTGTTCTGGAACGGATTTCTTCTTCATTATCTTTGTCGGATTTTTTATCATCTTTATTGCTTGAAGAAGAATTGGCCTCTTTCTCAGTTTCTTCAGAATTATCTTCACTCTGATCTTTTGGTTCACCATCTTCTCCATCACTGGGAAGATCACCTTCTTCTATTTCATATTCTTCAGAGTCATAATCTTCATCAGAATCGTCTTCTCCACGTTCTTCTTTTTGTTTTTTGCGTTCCTCTTCTTCCAACTTCATGTAGTCAATAATTTTTTTAGTGACTACAACAACTTCATCGAAAGTTTCAGTTGATTCAACAAGACCCAGCAACTCACGCTCAATTTCATTGAATTTAATGGTAAGCAATGCACCACCTTTGCAGTGCAGGTTTACACGATCAATAAAGTTATATTCATTGAGGTCTTTGCCGGCTGTTTCAAAGAAATTTCTTTCTAGAAGCTCTTGATAAGCTTTTACGAAAGAGTTCTTTAGACCAGGATATTTGTATTTGATTTTACGCTCGATGCGGGAATCTTCAACAATGTTCAGAACCGACATGTTGACTTTTTCTTCTTTGGATTTCTTCAGGCCTTCCAAAGGAGTATACAGAGCATGGCCAACTTCGTGTCCCATAAAAAGATCATAGAGTTGTGAAGAGATATTTTTATCCAGAACAGGAACTGTAAGAATTCGGTTCTGCACATCAAAGAAAGCCGTTGATACATTACGCTGTTCAACGATCAGGTCTTCGGTGGCCATCAGTTTGGCCAAAATAGATTTTGAGTCAATCAGATTCATATCACTTTTTCTCGGTAATTACAAGTACATTGCCAGTTTCTGTCTGTTCTACTGTCAAATTTAGAACAGTGCCTTCTTTCCAACCCTTTTCTTGAATGAGTTCATCAGGAAATTGAAGGATTGCATCACCGGATCCATCTTCTGCTTCGATCAGCTTTGTAGTCCAGTGTTTTTTTGAAAAATCTTTCGACATTTACTCATCTCCAATCACAAATTTAGTAAAATTACGCAAATTTTTGTCTCTACGTGAGTATTTTACATCATTTTTGTGCTTTTGAACATATTTAATTGGAGTCCGACACACAGGACGTTGTAATTTTACAACAAAAGTCTTTTTTGTCTTCATTTTAACGCCGCATTTTAGAAATTTCGACTGCTTGTTCATCGGAAAACACAGGAACAGCGTTGGATTTGTGCATTGTAGCGATTCCGACAACTTTTGTGCCAGTATAAACCTTGGGAGCAGCTTTTGTGCCGCCATTTTCACCGGTACTTAGTGAGGGAAGGCGTACAGTCTCTCGGCCGGCAGGAGCCGACAATTTATAACCAGTCAGTAAATTGTTGGTCTTCGCAATTTTAAGAATTTTAGTTGGTTTGTGAGACTCCAACCATTTCTCATATTGCTCGCGTTCAGCTTTAGGCCGTTTTTTGACCTTCGATTTTTGTATTCGTGTATAAATCATCATAATAATCTCCAATGCTATAAGTATAACAGAATTGGATTTAATGTCAAGATGGTTGTTGCGTCCTAACAACAACATTGATTTATATTAGTCTTGTCGTCTATATCGTTTTCTGGAAGATTTTTGATATTCATTATCATAATAATCTTCATTATAAAATGCTTTTCTAGATGGTTTTGTTTTAGTTGTCTTCTTTTTTTCATAGAAGAACTCATATTCATCTTCGTTGTAGTCTCTATTCCTACGAAACCTTTCAACATTTTTCGGCACTTAGTTACTCCTTACTTAAAACTTCAAAATTAATGCCCCCAATTTTTGTTTCTGGTCTATCTGACATATCAAACTCAGAAACATAAGTGATGTTTGTGCGGGGGTAACATACCTTCACCACTTTTAATAAATTACATACATTATCGTTACAATCGTTGAAGATAAAAACTTCATCAACGTATTTTATACTTTCTAATATTGTTTTTCTAGTTTCCATACTTTGGTTTAGTATACCCGTCTTCATATGAAGTAACATATCGGAATGTATACCCACAATTAACCAATCACCCATCTGTTTACATTTCTGTAGGTGTATTATTTCTTTTAAAGATATTGGATCAAAATAACCAGACGTTACTATTATTTTTTCTTTGGTTATCATGGTAGTAGATCAGGAAAAGCCTCCTTGACAAACTTATAATCTAATCCTTTTACACCTAAATCTTTTTGAAAAATACCTAGCAGTACTTCAGCTTCTCTTGGTTCAATAGATTCTAACATTTGAATTAGTAGTTCGTTGCGTCTTTTCTCGGAGAGAGTTTCTGCTGTATGATTGCCTTCTAGGAAGATATAAATTCTTCGTAGTTGTGCATTTAAACTATCATGTGTTATGCCTGGCAATACATCAGTTGGTACTTTATAATTTTCTGGAATCTCTTTTATTTTCCATTTAAAATCTGGATGATAAGTCAATTTTAGAATGTCAACTAAAGTCTGTGACAAGTTATTACCAATTACTTGCATTCTTTCTTTTTTGCTTTTGGCATTTTCAAATTCATCAAAAATCTCATACATTGTTTTCATCAAAAATCCTCAATTACATCAATTAAATTTTTAAGTTTATTGGCTATTAGATAATCTAGTAGTTTATTTTTAGGTGCCGGTTTGATTTCATCATAAGTATTTATAATTTTGTCTTTAATATCACCGGGTATGTTTCTCAAATCAATCAAAGCCTGATTGCGAGAAAAACCAATTTTTTCATTTTCATTATCCCAGTCACCATAGTTTTTTTCCATCAGCTTTTCGAATTTGATCTTGGAAATTGTTGTTTGTCGTAAATCACGAACGAAACAATCTGATGGTGATAAAATATTAGGAATGCCATCACCTTTGTCACCACGAATAATTTTTTCCTTTAGTTCCATCAATGGATTCTCGGAAACAATAAATTTCTTTTGTGATGGATTATATTGCTTGACTGTGTATTTGTTTGATGGCATATTGTACTGTTGTAGTTGCAGAAAATCACCATCACTAGAAATGATCAATATATTTTCATGCATAATGTGTCGTGGTACAAGTGTGCCGATAATATCATCAGCTTCGGCACCTTCAACATCAACAACTTTGTAAGGAAAGTAATCCTTCAGTTCTTGTTTAAATTTCGTCAACATATCAAAGATGAGGTGCCAGTCTAGATCAGATTTTTCTCTAGTTTTCTTGCGGCCAGCTTTGTAAAAAGGAAACAACTCACGGCGCCAATATTTCCTGTTGTCGCAACAGAGAACAATTTCATCATAATCGTTTCGGAAGTTTTTAACATGAGTCCTAATGATGTTTAGGATCATATGGCGAATTAAGCTTTCTTCCAACTTAACTCCTTTTTGGCTGGCAATTTGTGCCATTAGACCGGCCAACAATACCTGATTTAGATCAACGAGAATCATAACAAACCTTAAAAAAATTACACTTCACCAATCTTATCACATTCTTTCAGTGAAGTCAACACCCTTTCAACAAATTCTTTGGAGGTTGTTGTTTTTCTGGAAACCATTCCATACCAATCTTGTTCTATTAAAGAGGAAACATACTCTCTAGGATCCGTCAGTATCGCATCAAAATGATCTAGGTCACCTACAGCATCATTTTCTGATTTGAATAATACTACGTGCCATTCTGGACCCATTGGGCTACCACCAACAGGTTCTCCAGCGGTTTTGTGTTGACTCACTATTATATTAAGAGAATTATTTTGTCCCTCTACTGGTATAAAACATAATGTATCATAATCTTTTACTGTTTCAAAAAACTTTAACATTGTAATCCTTTGATGTGTGATTTTCGCACTCTTACCATAATCCATGAATTGTAATACACATCACTCTCCAAAACACCATTGACAAATTGTTCTTTTGCTTCAAGATAACCACATTCACCTTTTGTTTTGCAAAGGTGTTTTATCTCTCTTTTAAAATTTTCTTTACCGTAAGTTGCAACGTCTTTTTTAAGTTCTTCATTGGAACCATAGTAACTTTGCCAATCACTAAAAACTTTAAATCGTTTCTTTTTACCTTTAACTTGTTTTGTTTTTGAGGAGTAAAAGAACTTTTTACCAATATACTGTTTACCAGTAACAGTGTTTGTGATTACATAAACAAAACCATAATAATCATTAATCAAATCTTCGGTGAAGTCTTGATTATTATATGACCAATTTAATCCCATTCTTGATTGTCCGGATCTTCATCTTCGTCATATTCAGAAAGTTCTTCTATGACTTCACCACAAAATGGACAAAATTCTGGATATTCTGATGATGTTAATTCTTCGACATATTCTATATCATAAGAAGATTCGCAATTGTGACATTCAGCTGTTATTGTTTTATTCATCTTTAACCCCTCTTTTTGGAAACAAAAAGTTTGTTTGTGTTTCCACATAGTATTTTGATATATTAACAAAATTATTTTTTAACATATAAGCGAACTCTGTTTGTGATTTTATAAAATCGTGACATGCTTTATTTAAAACTTCGTCTTTCACAATCTCATCGGTATAGTAACTTTTTGTATCTTGAATTGTATCAATAAACAGTTTAGCCGTATCCCATTTTATACCGAACATTTTGTTCCTTTTGTGAATTTTATGTTAATGTGCCCAAACATCTCCCCAGTTTCCTTGTAGAGCACCTTTTGCATAATCTGTTGCACGATTCTCAAAGAAATTTGTGTGTGTTGGAGCATTAATCATTTCCTCAACCCAAGGCAGAGGATTCTTTTTAACTTTCATAATACCTTTTAGACCAAGACTAATCAATCGGCGGTCAGTAATGTATCTGATATATTTTTTAACATCAGCAGCATCTAAACCTTCCATGTTGCCTAAACTGAATGCTAAATCAATAAACTTGTCTTCAAGCTGAACCATTCTTTCAGCAATCGTATAGATTTTTGATTTCAAGTCATCATTCCACACTTCTTTGTTTTCTTCTATATATGTACGGAACAATTTGATCATTGATTCTGCATGTTGAGTTTCATCAACGATAGACCAAGTAACGATTTGACCCATGCCTTTCATCTTGCCTTGTCTTGGGAAATTCAACAACATGATGAATGAAGAGAACAACTGCATACCCTCTGTGAATGCGGAGAACACAGCAATGTGTGTTGCTGTTGATTCGATTGTTCCGTTCTTTGAAGAGATATCCATAACATAATCATGTTTGTCTCTCATCTCTTGATATTCCAAGAATTGGTTGTATGTTGTCTCTGGCAAACCAAGAGTTTCAATCAAATGACTATATGCAGCAATGTGCAAGGCTTCGCGAGCAGCGAAACCGGATAACATCATGCGAATTTCTGGTTGAGGAAAATAAGGAAGATAATTACGAACATAACCACCAGCAACGTCAATATCGCCTTGAGTGAAGAATCTAAAAATGTGTGTTAAAAATTGTTTTTCTTCATTCGTTAATTTCTTTTTCCAATCGTTCACATCTTCAGCCATTGGAACTTCTGTGTGTAACCAATGAGATTGTTCGTGTTTTAACCACGCATCATAAGCCCAAGGATAGTTGAACGGCTTAAAATGATTGCGTTCATCCGTGAGTTTTGTTTCTAACTTCTTAATCATTTAACCACACCTCTAATTGTTCTTTTGTTTTTAAACCAGTCGTTCTTTTCATAATCGTTCCATCTTCAACTATAAGAAGTGTTGGAACTGATCTTATTCCATATTCTATTGCTACATCTAAGTTTTCATCGATATCAACAACATCGATAGGAATTTTTACATCCATATTCTCCAATGTTTTACTCAGTGTTTTACATGGCTGACACCATGAAGCTGTAAATCGTATAACTTTTTTCATATTAACACCATGAAGTTTTGGCTTCACCATAATATTCTCTGGCAAAACCGTTTGTTATTAATAGCATTCTTAAACTTTTGCCGTCTAGTAATACATCTCCCAATACACGACCACCGTACTTGTCCCATTCCATAAGAACAACCTGTCTCTTTTGGGATTTGTTAATCGTATCTTTAGTGAATTGTGTTGCGGCTTGACCTCTTGCATCTTCTTGTGGGCATTTAGCTCTGTGTCCTTTTTCTGGAGTATCGACTCCAAAGACTCTAATTGACAACTCTTTCTTAAGAGGGTCAGGCAACCAGTTGGCTTGAAAGGCTACGGTGTCGCCATCGATGACTCTTGTGAGAAGTACATCGTATGTGACACCGGCCTTTTCTTTTTGTGCAAATGCAATTAACGGAACAAATAATAACGTTAGTAGTAGTTTTTTCATTTTTCTTCCTTTTTATTCGTTCATTCGCCATTTGTTTTCTGGCAATCCATAATCCCATTTTGGGTCCATTTCAACATTCCATCTAGTAGTAGCGACATTAAAATCCGGTATTTTCATTTCTTTAGGATTACTTGCTGGTTCTAAAATAACAACACGATTGTTTGGTTGTGCGGCAAATTGTCCGTTGTCGCATTTAATAAAGTTAAAACTTTTGTGATCCTCAACATCTTCACTATGACCACAATCTATAATATTAAAATCTGGATGTGCAGAATCAACAGTAAAAAGATATTCTCCTCCTAACCAAGATCCATCCTTCATTTTAATTTTACATCTCATGTTTGCTATCATTGCTTTTTTAATCACAGTAATATCATAAGACATGCTATTCCATAATTGTAAGAAATCTAAAGGATATGGTTTACCTTCTATGGGTTTCCAACAATATGCATGTAATGGAAGTTTATCATATAACGCACCATATCGATTTAAATACGATTCAATACGAAACGCTTGGCTACGCTGAGACTTTATTGATATCCACCAACACGGTTCAAGTTCTCCATGCCCTTCTTGAAAGTCGTATAGAAATTCTTTTCGAATAAAACATTTTACTGCTGGTAGGTTTGCTACTATATGTGACATTTATCCCTCACATGCAATACAATCATTACCTTGTGCTATAGCGCTCATATCAAGTTCTTTAA